AGAGTATTTTCATATTCCTCGATTTTTCGGTTTTACGATGCTACCCGACCGGTATCTTGTTCAGAGATCGCTCTGGCCAGCGCCTCGCACATGGCCGTAGCTACCTGCGTCACCACGGCATTCCCGAGATACTTCTTCTGCTCTTCCTGCGTGCCGACCAGCACGTAGTCGTCACCGAATCCTTGGATGCGTTTCATCTCGGAGATCCGCAGCATCCGCATCGTGATGTCTACAATACCGTACAGCTCGCAGAACTCCTTGATACGTCGCATCGCCGGGGTATCATCCGCACGTATCTCCCATGCCGGTTGCCCCCGTTCCACCTCCACCAGGTACGGCGGGCGCTTGTCCATCCGTGCGATCAGCGTGAAGCATGGAGCTTCGACAGACCCTCCGGCCGACCGGTATTGCGGATTGAGCAGGAATTTCGCGGAAACAAGGTCCTGCTTCGGATTCGTCAGAAGTGCACCGCACGGGACATCTACCGATCCCGTCTGACCGCCTCCGGAATAGGAATTGACAAAGAAAGGCCGCATCACCTGGAAGCGATCCTTCGTTGTGAGGGTCGGCGCCGGGCTGTCGATCGACGAGTTGTAACCGTTGCCGTAGTAGGCCGAGACAAAGGCGTGATGGTCTACCGTCGTCAGGGTCCCGGCTGGACCTTCGACGCCGATGTTCTTCCCATTCGGATCGCCTCCGAACTGTTTGGACAGGAAATTCACACGGGCCACACCGAGGCGGTTCTGCGTGGCGACCGTCGGGCACGGTGCATTGAGATCCGGAGCGATGTATTTCCCGGTCTTTCCGTTCACCGAATTCCACTTCACGAGGAAGGCGTCCTGCCCTCCGGCCACAAACTTCACCAGCCCGGCGTGGATCCGGTCGAGCGTGGCATCGACGAGCGGCTTGCGGCGCGTGAAGATCGACTCGCCCCGGTCGTCGAAATCCAGCACGTCGCGCACGGCCCGCCAGGGTTTCAGCGAGCCGCCGAACAGATCGGCCGTCGGTTTCCGGGCGTGTGTCGGCCGGGGCCACACCATCGGCAGGCCGACCCGGGCGAAGAGCCCGAAGTAGCGGACCCGCGAGGTATAGGCGCCGAAATCGGCAGAGTTCAGGACGCGATGGTCGAACCGATAGCCGCGGGCACATACCTCCTCCACCCATTTGCGGTAGAGGGTTCCCTTCTGTTCGGGATCCGGAATCCAGACGGGAGCGACTGTCGTCTGCTTCCGCTTGCGGTCGTGTTTGATGTCGAGCGGGCAGCTCTCGGCACCGGTCTCCGGATCGCGGACAACCTTCACCCGAAGCGGGCCCCACTCCATGAACTCGACGACGTTCTCGATCTGGATGTAGTCGGGGCGCAGCTCCTCGATGTAGCGGAACAGATGCTCGGCCAGCGTCCGGCTGTCGGCATCGCGCGACATGCCGCCCTTGGCCCGCGAGTGGTTCGTGCATTCGAGCGACGCCCAGAGCACGACCTTCGCGTCTGGGTTCTTCATGCGCTCGACGGCCGTGTGCGCCTTCAGGGGACCGAGGTCGAGCGTGCGGATATCCTCGGTGAAGTGGCGTGTGTGCGGATGGTTGGCCGCGTGCGACAGGATCGCGTTCGCGTCGTGGTTCACGCAGGCGATCACCCGGGCGCACTTCCGCCCGTCGAGGCGTGCACGCTCAACACCCGTCGAGGTGCCTCCGGCTCCGCAAAATAGGTCGATGTAAAGGAGTTCGGTTGCCATGTCAGAAAAGTTTCAGGTTTTGTGCTTGCGGCTCATAATTCATCCATATGCACTCCTGCATCAGAGTGCCAGATCCGTTTACAATGCCGCTCCGGATATTGTTCCGCTTAAACGGAAACTTGACTTTGTGCCAGTCGGCGTACAATCGATTGGTGAGGTTGCAGTCGTAGCTGCTGACCATGGCCAGCCCATCAATGTGGTGAAGTCGATCCGCCAAGCGTTCGTGGTCTTCCGCCGAAAACTCATAGCGGTAATCATTTCGAGAGTTTCGGCACTCCTGCGGATAGGGAGGATCGCAGTAGAAGAATGCGCCCGGAAAGTCAATCCGATCAATCGCTGTCATGTAGTCGCAGTTCATTATTTGGAAATTGTCGCGAATCTCTGCTGCTACTTCATGCAACTTTTCGACGGCATTTTTCCAGCGGGAAACGCCCTCGCCAGCCCGGGCTCTGACCTGCTGCTTGGCCATGTGCCAGCCTTTTTTTTGCCGCTGCGCACCCAGTCCGAAGAAAGATTGCCGTACCCGAACATAGAACCGGCGGGCCCTTTCCAACTCGGAGATTTCCGCTTCCTCAGTAACCCAACTATTGTCGAACTCGGCCTCCGAATAAGGCGTCAGCCGTAAGGCTCGGACGAGATCCTCTTCGTGATCGCGGAGCTGCGTAAAGAAATTGGTGATTTCTCCGTTGATTTCGTTAGCCGTGCGAATCACATTCCCGTGGTAGTTCAGCGATACGACCATCGATCCGGCGAACAAATCGACAAAGTGCGTAAAACCCACCGGGAAGTTCGCGTAGAGGTATTCGGTCCATGTGAACTTTCCACCGAAGTAGTTAAAAGCTATCGTTTTATTTTTGTTTCCAGACATATTCAAAACTCCATTTTCGGGTTATTCTTCGCTTCCATCACTTTGTTCACTCGCTCGATTTCGTCGTCGATCTCCTTCTCCAACCTCTTGCTGTCGGAGAGTGCCCGACCCGACCTGGTGCGGAAATACTCCTTCTGCGCCTTGCGCATTCGGCAAACCTTATCGAAAAACTCTTTGGGGTTCATTACTCAAACAGTGATAATTGTTGGATAATCCTTGCATCCGGGTGGTCAGCTCTGTAAGCCTTGCGCAAAGCCTCCCGAATCCTCTCTCTTTCCGACTTGGATACGTTGTTTTCATCGGCGTGATAGTTATCCCGGAGGAGCGCCTCAACGTCGCCGCAAAAAGGTTTACAGCCGACCGGAATATTGAACTCGGTAAACATTCGATTTGATCGAATACCGTCCTTTGCTTCGTCTTCTGTTTGCATTCTGACGTATACCGTATCCTGCATACGCTTGACAAATAGTTGCGTTCGATCTTCGTTCTGTCTCCCGTTTTCAAAGATTACGGACAAAGCCTCTTCCTTCCGGATTTTGTTGATCCGAGTCCACCCATAAAAGACTCTCAATCTCGGAACTCCCATAAATAAAGCCAATTAGGTAGCACATTCTCGCGGCGTGCGGATCCGCCAGCGGACCCCCTGCGGAGTCTGGACCGTCTCGAAATCCTCCGCCCGGTAGCGGCCGCCGTTCGTCGGAAGCATCTGCACCATCTGCAGGTAGGTGTACAGCCGGCCACACTCGGCCTCGGCCTGCCGGCGCGTCAGCAGCTCGTGATCCCGGCCGACATAGGAGGTGAACGTGCAGAAGGCGCTCCGGTTCCGCCAGGCCCCCTTGTTGTCCATCGCCGCCACGATGCGCCGGATGTCCTCGACGTCATACTTGCGGAGCATCCACCCCAGTTGCTGCCGCGTGAAGGGCTCCGCCATCGCAGCGATCTGCGGGAAGCGTTCGCCGATCCACGCCTGCAGCACATCGACCGCCTCGGACATCTCGGCCGGTTTTCCCCCTGCAACCCCCTTTTCAGAACCTACCGTGTGTGTGTATTCTTCTCTTCTTACTTTCTTACATTCTTCAGTTGTGGTCGATGGCTGGTCGGCGCCCGGTCGGCAGTTGGCCGCATCCTGGTCGGCAGTTGGCCCGCAGGCTGGTCGATCGGCCGTTTCAAACGACTGATATTTTTCGTAATTACAGATCGTTACGATCGTATAGGAGCTGGTCGCACGGATGGTCAGAAAATCCGATTTTTCAAGTTTTGACATGGCCGTCCGCACCTCCCGCTCGGAAAGTCCCGTTTCGCGGGAGAGAATCGACCGGCTCGTGACGAGCTGCCCCCGTTCGACGGTGATCCCCCGCCAGCGCTTTGTCTGGAAGTTCGCCATCAGCAGCAGGTGCAGGGCCAACCGCACACAGTTCGTATCGGAATACCACTCCCAATCGAGCAGCCCGCGATGTATCTTGATCCACCCTTCCATGGTCATTTCACTTCAAAGCAGACGAATCCCCGACGCCGCCACATGTGGGCAACGGTCTTGTCGTCGTCGAGTATGAACAGAACCCGGCCGCGCTCCTCCTCGGTCGTCTCCTTGCGGAACTGGTCCCACTTCTGCACCACGGCAGGACGCACGTCTCCGTTCTCGCGCATGATGAGCCGGTAACCGCCGGAGACCAGTCCGAGGTGGCGGGCGATCCACCGTTGCGTCTTCAGCCGCACGCTCTCCCGGCGCGAGGTACAGAATATCACCTCGAGCCGCCGCGCCGCATACGACACGAACGAGCATACGTTCCGCTTGGGCGGATCGTCGAATTCGTCCTCGTAGAAGGCCTCCCAATCGACGGTCGACTCCTCGAGCAACCGTCTGCGAGGCCCCACTTCGGACAGGGTACCGTCGATATCGACGACCATGATCGGTCTCTTCGCACTGTGTTTCATTCCGGGAAAAATTTGTGGTTACCACCGGCCGCGACGGCCGCGGGCAAAGGGATTCGGCATGCAGTCGAGACGGCGCCGCCGCTCCTCTACAGAATGCTGACGACCGTCTGTATTACAACATATTCCGAGCCGGCATCTCAACAATCCGTTCCGATTGACCTGACACCGCTTGAATGCCACCGCCTGGGCCGTGCGTCCAAGCGTCGCACCGATCTCCCTGTAGGGGACTCCCCGATCGGCCATGTCGAGCATCCGGCGGATCTCATCATCGCTCCAGGGTCTGCTGCTCCGTTTCATCACATCCGGCATTTACCGATCCAGCGTTGCAGCGCACAGCGGACAATGGCCCGCCGACGACACCAGTTGTCCCGGCGGTTCTGCCGGGCGATCTCCTCCGGCGTCAGGGTATAGACCCGGATCTCGGCCCCATGATCGGGCCAGCGTTCAATCATCATCATGGCATTCATGGTTAGGTTAATGATTCTTTCAACTGCTGCGGCGCATAGAAGCGATTCAGGAACTTCGTCACCTCCCGCGGATCATAGAGGAAGGTCCCGTCGCCCATGACGAGGTATTTGAGCCCCTCGCTTCGCCATTTCGCGTGCGTCTTCTCGCTGGTGATGCCGGTCGCACGCCCGAGTTCCTCGCTACCTTTGAGGTAGAGAACCGGAACTTCCCGGTCTAACTTGACTTTCATATCGCTCTATTCTATGATGTATTCAATCGTTTCACGGCGTCCCCGGCGAGCCCGGCGCACTGTTCGCTCGAACTCCCCGCCGCTGAACACATAGGTGCAGAACAGCCCCAGCAGACAGGCGGCTCCGATGCGTCGCCCGAGATCGGACCGGTAGTACCAGACGACCAGTGCCTGGATGGTCCGGTTGCCGTCCAACTCCCCTTGCAGCTTGTCGTACATCACCGACAGCGTGTTGGCCACGGCCTGGTAGGTCACGTGCAGCGCTTCGGCAATGCGGGAGATATTCCCGCCGCGGGTCTCGATCACCGCCCGCATCACTCGGGTCTCGGCCGGCGAGAGGCTGTCTGCATCGCGTTTCATAGACCCCAGGGTTGCGTCACCTGATGGCGACGGAAGATCGTCTCGATGCCGCTCCGCTCGACCGGCGAATGCGGCGTAATACCCCACTGCCGGTAATAGTAGGCCGAGCGGCTCAAATTGCCGAGGACCTCACGGATCTCCATACGCACCTCGGCAGCTTCGCGGCGATCGCGTGCAGCCACCTCGCGGATCCCCTTGGTGAAGGAGTTGTCGGGATTTCTTTTGTCAAAATCCATCTTCGCTATTTGCTTTTGTCCGATTTTTTGTAAATCTTTACACATTGAATTGTCCAATGATTCGTACATTTGTTGTACGATTTATTGTACATCGCAAATATATCATCATTTATCATCAAAAGCAAATTTTTGACGATAAATATTACATATCATTACTTATATGCCTAATAATAAAGAGGATATAATAAGCCGACTGAAAGAAGCCAGAATAGCACTTTCACAAAAAAGCGGTGAATTCGCCAGAAAAGCCGGGATTGATCCACGCAACTATTCATCAATTGAGAATGGAAATAGATCGATTGGAGAACGGTCCATACAAGATATTTGCGCTGCTCATAAAATCAATCGAGTATGGCTCCTGACCGGTGAAGGAGATATGCTGAACGAATCGACCGACGTTGCAGCCACACACAACCGGATCCGCTACTGGGTTGATGTGGATGCAACGGCCGGAGGAGTCACGCTGTTCGACGACCAGGTGACAACCAAGTACATCGATATCGACATCCCGGAGTTCCGCGACTGTACGGATGCCGTGAACCTATACGGAGATTCGATGCTGCCCCTCTACAAGAGCGGACAGATCATCATCCTGAAGGAATGGATGGAGTCGTTCATCGACTACGGCAACGTCTATCTGGTCATCACGAAGAAAGGCAACCGCATGGTGAAATACCTGCGCAAGGGATCAGACGCGCAACACGTGCTGTGCGTCTCGGAAAACAAAGAGTTCGATCCGTTCGAGATCGAGAAGGACGACATCCTGCGCCTCTATCTGGTCAAAGGAGGAATCTCGAAAAATACGTTATAAGATGAAAAAGACGCTTCTGGTTATAGTGACATTTTTGTTTGCAGCCTGTGCTGCAATTCCTGACTATGTTTCCATAGTCGATTATCGTCCCTATCTGGAAGAAGGATTCAGGATCTATTCATCGGATGCAGTTCCTTTCGAGTACGACTGCTTGGCCGATATCGCAATCGACAAATATGCCGTCCGACAAGATCGTGCGAGCGCAACGTATGCCGTGAATGGTGAAAGAATACCCAGCGATAACGATTACATCACGCACGACGAGGTTTTGGCCGAGATTGTTGAACGGGCGAAATCGATGGGAGCCAACGGGATCATCGGTCTACATATCAGATTCGACCGCAGAACGAATTATTACACCATAACCGGAACGGCAGTAAAGATTGACCCGCGCACATTGCACTGATTTCGAAGAACATGTTGTAATGATACCACTCCTACAAGAAGAGCCTATTGCCCCGCAATCAGACAACGAGGGTCTATTTTATCTGTTCATCGCATTTTGTGCTATTGTTATTATTATAAACGTAGCCAGGCAAATAAAACGACGCAAGAGGAGCCCACTTTCTCAGCCGAAAGCAAAGAGGCTAATACTGAATCCGAGGAATATGGCTATACGACGGAACGCGGAGAGACTCTATTCGACGATGTCAAACCCGAGGATGACGAGGTCGAGTACAAAATCGTCGGAAGCAATTATCGGGATCTTTCGAAAAAGGACATTGGATACTCCGAGAACTTCTGCCTGAACGCTACAGACGAGGTCAAAGGGGACAAATATGCCGTCGAGATTTACAACGGACACGGGAACCTGGTCGGATACCTCGAGCGCGATATAAACAAGTTCTGGCACAAACTGCTGATGAAGGCTAACCCCAATAATCCGGTTATGCGATGCAGAGGGTATATCGGGCAATTCAGAAACGACAACGACGAACTAAAATTTTATGGAAGAGTCTACCTTCCAGAGATCGACGAGAAAGATCCTGACTACAAAAAGATAATGAACGAATAAAAACCCCTAAAACAACAACCGACTATGCCTAAAAGAAACAATCACGCTCAATTTAGCATTGAATGCGGCGCAACGACTGACAGTTTTGATAACTTAAAAAAACAATGTCAGGCTGAAGCCGAAAAACTTTTATCAACCATTGACCTTTCCACCCAAAAAACAGCTATTGCTACTTTCTGGACCGCAGATTTTCCAGAGTTGATCGGAGTAGGCAAATTCTATAAAGACGAAAATGGTGTCGTTCGGTACGATTTAGATTTTTCCGAAAGTACCCTATAAGCGATCAAAGAATACCACCCGAGGTATTGGTTTCTAATACATAATATTGTTTTGTTATGTTAGAAATTAAATATACTGCAAACGGCTTTGTCCCAAATCAAGAAATTGGTCCGAATTTATTCAAACAATCAGGCAATACAATCGTAAGAGTTATTTGCGAAATACCTTATTACACAGCGGATATTTATACATTGGAAAACTCAATATGTAAATACATGAATTCTTTCATGCCTGATGGTATTGAAGTAAGAACAAACCACGTAACAATCACCCAATGCACTGGAGAAGATGAAAGAGGTAGATATGTTGAGAATTTAGATTTTCAAGTATACATCTAAATTACACAACAAAACGGTAGAGTTAGAGATCAAGTAACTCTACCGTTTTCATTTAGACAACGACGAACATATTCACCATTATTTGTTTGTCGAGTTAGGATCTTCAGAAGCTTTAGAAACTTTCCATCTGGCGAATAAAGACCTTTCAAGGTTGTCGAAATATTCGTAGCCCCATGAATTTTTATCATCATTCACAAAGTCACACACCTCATGTATAAATTTTGCCGCATCCGTTTCTTGATCCTTATAACGATATAAACCGTATAGCTTCTTCTCCTCTTGTTTAGCCCCCGAGCTGAATATGACTCCTTTTATATACTCATGTTCTTCAAGTATCCCTATTTGCTGGAGATTTCTATTGAGATTCTTTTTCACGAAGGATTCGGTACGATCATAAACTCGTTCACCCATACGACCAAATGCAATCATCCAAAGCCGCCCGCTCACACAGCACATCTTATTCATATCAGGATATACAGGCAAGCACTCACACATTCTAAACGGAAAGATATACTGGCTGAAGTCAACAAACAGAATAGTTTCTTTTCCTTCCTTGTAATGGTATTGGTCCTCCTTTATATTCTGATTTATCTTCTTTATTAGGATTTCTATCCCAGAGGTATAGTCTATATTCTTATATCCAAGAGGAGAAACCTCATAGAATCCAGAACCCACCCTATTCCCTCGTTTCAACGATTCTTCTATTCTGATGTGCATATCTAATGATGCCTGTTGCGCTTTTTGATATTGAAGGATACCATCCGCAAACGACAATGATTTTACCTCCAGAAAAACAGACTTAGGAATATCTCTTCCGGTCCAATCCTTAATCGTGAAATTCACTTCAAAATCAGGTGTTGGAGCCGAGCTCTCGGGAATTTTCTTTAACGTAAAGCCTTTTTTTTGTAACATATAATAGCATACAGCCTCACAATAATGGCCATACGCGGATCTATAATGACTGCTATAATCTATTACATCAGCCAATTCCAATTCCTTTATGGCCTTATTTATACAATCTTCTACAAATGGGTCTTTAACAGCCAAATCATCTAATATTTTGCAGAGATCATCATCAAAAACTTTCAACGTCGGATTATCAGTAATCCCATCTATCTCTCGCCGTTTATTCGATATTACATCGTATAACATACCGCTATTTTTATTTCCATCTACCCGTAAAGATATTGAGTTTTCTATATCTGTCCAATACATACAAACCACAAACGATACCAAAATATAAGCGTAAGAAAAGCGATGAGCTAACTTGCAAAAAAATTGCAAAAAAAGGATTAGCAGATATAAATATAAGATTTTCAGATATTTGTATTTTATTCATAATCATGAGGTCGAGAGTTCAAGTCTCTCTCCCGCTACTGAAAAAGAA